TGTTATGATGGATTTGAAACTTCCGGAGCTTATGATCGCGGTATTCCTGAGCGAAGGAAAGGATCATGAGAACATAATCTATAATACAGGCAAAGGCAGGATAAAGCTGTACTATATATACAAGCCGTTCTTCATACGTGAGAGCGAGACTGCCGAGTTCGTTATAGATAAAATGCAGAATTGTATCATTGAGCGTATGATGTGGCTGCAGAAGAAGTTTGAGAAAAGTTATAAGAAAAGATAGGTGTTTTAGGATAAATAACAGGTAGTATGGGAGAATATGAAACAATGGAGACATTCCGTCGTAAATGCAAGTTCCTTATCCGTGGAATAAGGCGTGAAGAAGACCTGTGTTCGTACGTACATCCAATTAGCCTTGGTAAGAAAGGGGTAATCTGCGTAAAATGCGACTGCAGGTGCCAGAGGATGCGAAGCTGGGAGAAAAGGCACCAGTATGATATAGATTCGATTAAGGTAAGGGAAAAGATGGAAATTAAAGAACTTGAAATCGGTCGGTTCTTCGAAGATCCTGCCCACATGGAAGTAGAGAGATATGAAAAAGTATAAAGTATTATCCGTGAGACAGCCGTATGCCAGCCTGCTCGTAAGCGGCGTCAAGGATATTGAGAACAGGAGCAGGAGGACGAGTTTCCGTGGAACGGTATTGATCCATGCGAGCGCGAAAGAGCACGATGTGGTACAGTTGCTAAGGCGGCAGGATCATTTCTCTACTGTTGATATTGACACAATGGTCCAAATGGACGAGGTAGACGAGAAAAGCCTATTCTCTTGTATCATCGGCAGTATAGACATAGTTGATTGCGTGCATAACCATCCGTCTGAATGGGCACAGAAAGGCCAGTGGCACTGGGTATGTGCAAACGCACGTAAGTTTGAACATCCTATAAGAGGCGTGAAGGGCAAACTCGGAATTTGGGAGTGGGAAGGAGAAATAGAGAAATAGAAAAGAAGGGACTGTCGCTGTTGTTGACAGCCCTTTCTTGTTTACTTTATGAGTTTGCTCATTTCTTTTGCAACTGTCTTCTTTAGTATGGAGGCGTAAACTCTTTCCGTAATCTTTGTTGATGAGTGCCCTAAGACCTTTGCGACGACCTCTATTCTGACTCCGTTGTTAAGTAGAAGCATTCCGCATGTATGACGCGCGAAATGGCTTGATAGAGGCTTGTTTACATTAGAGATTCTTGCGACATCCTTTAACCGCACGTTAAACTGCTGGTTGCTGTATTTGGGTAGTTTGTAGTCGTATTTCTCAAGAATTTTCTTCGCTTTTGGTAGTATAAGCACGAAGTACGTCTGCCCTGTCTTTGCTCTTTTGCCCTGAAGGATCATGTCGTCTCCGTCCTTTTCTATTTTCTCCGGATTGAAATCCATAAGGTCTGAGAAGGCGAGTCCGCTGTAGCAAGCAAATATGAAAAGGTCGCGTACGCGTGTAAGGGACCCGTTCGGCATCTCTGCGTTCTCTATGAGCATTACCTCTTCCTCGGACAGCCATTTGCAGTCCATCGTCTCGCCTCTCTTTACCTTTATGCCTGCAGAAGGGTCCCTGTCCAGTTTCTCCATAAGTATAGCGTCGTGTATATACGTGCGCAACGTTTTCATGTAGCCTGAGACGGTCTGCTGTGCCATCTTTGTCTTGATCTCAACGCCATCCCTACCGATCTTGACAATCTCCCTCCCAAGCAGCCAGTCATAGAACCTTGATATGTTCTGCTTTGTCAGTTGCGGGAATGTTGTTATACCTCCGAACTCATCCATAATTGAAAGGAGCTTCCTATGATTCTTCTTCGTGGACAGAGTGATATCGTTACGTTGCTCGATCCTGTCTGCAATATAGTCAATGAATGTCTGGTTGTCCGTATCGCTTCGTTTGAGGTAAGCCTCAAGGCCGTCCCAGCAGAACGGTGCGTCATTCATTATCAACGAGGTGATATATTTGTCAATGCCGTCCTTCATCGCCTTAATGCGCTCGTTAAGCGCCAACATATCGTTCCTGTTGATGATATTGTGCCTGTCACTCCATTGATCCTTGTAGACTTTCACACCAGTACTGATGTACTTCTTCTTTCTTTCGTAAAGAACTTCGACCTGAATCAATGCCTCTCGTTCTCTACTTGCGGTCTTCTTTCTGTCGAAGACAAACCTTGTCGTTGGATACTTCATATGAATTAAATGTTTTGTTTTTTATGACCATTATCATCACCGTTGAAGGACAGAAAGTGGAAATACAGATCAGACAGTTGTTGTTGTTCTGCGTGTTTGGCGTCGTGACGACGGTAGAACATGCAGGTAGAACATGGTAGAACACATACTCTAAACAACCATAAATAACCATAAAAAATCGGTACTAATATTCTACCGGTATGGTTCCTGTCTGTCTTCTTGTTTTTGTAACCATCTGATTTCCAACAAAAAAGAGGAGTCTTTAGAGGCCCCTCATCGTGATTCGGTTGGGGTCATGAATTGTTTTGTGTAAATTATTGATTCTTAATGATTTTCTTTCGGGTTCATTTTCGCTCGGTAGAACAATGGTAGAAATATGTTTTTCTAGAGGATCCTCAGCGCCCCTACGCATTTGTAGAATCCATACACCATGTCTCTTGGGATCGTGAAATCTGGATATTGCTCTCTGTCGTAAGCGACGCACCTGATGACAGGTTTCCCGTAATCATCCTTGTCTTCATATACCTTTTTGAATTTAGGGCCTTCCGCAGTATCAAGAAGGTAACATCCTCCCCATTCCTTGATTGATGTCTTTTTGAAGAACAGTTCGTCCCCTCTTCTGTAGTTAGGGGCCATCCTGTCTGTCTTGAGGAAAAGCGAGAAATCGTATTCCGGCATACGAGTGTCGACTGGAAGTTCCTCGCACTTGCACCTCTTTGATCCCTCAAAGTAGTCTTGCAGATGTCCTTCCGTAAGATTCCTAGGGAGGCGCGGTCTTGTGTTGTTAGGAAGTACGATGCCTCCTTTTTCATCACCATACATCGTGCCTTCCCCGTCAATTAACCATTCTCTTCGTATACCAGGGAAAGCTGAAAGGATATCAGAAATGAATCCTCTTGTGATATTCACCTTACCTCTCATAAGGTCTGAGACGTTCGGTTGCCTTCTGCCGATTTTATCGGCAAACTGCAATTGTGTCAATCCCTCTGTATGAATGAGCCTGTTTATTCTTTCTCGTATCTGTTCGTCTTCAAAAACCATATAATATATGTATATACAAGTTAAAATATATGTAAAATTTCCACAAAATATATTAATTTTATCCGTAAAATATCCTCTATATGGATAAATTACGTATATTTGCAGTCGGTTAGTTAATCCTGACACAAACGACCATCGCTGATGAGGATGTAAATCCGCCCAAACGATTTAATAGCGCAAAGGTAGAAAAAACACCTGAAACTGCGAGCCTTTTTTAGAAACCTAAAAATTAATTAGTTATTATTAAGACTTATGACTGTAAATTTAGACCAAATAAAAGGCATTAAGCCTGGTGCGACTGAAAGTTTCAATTGCGATGCCGACAAGATGTATTCGGTTGCCGCGGCATTGTCTACATTGAAACGGAAGGGGATGCCGGACGGTATTGTCGGTTATGAACACAAGAAGTTCTTTGATAGGAATATCGTTACCATCCGTGCGCTGCGTGAAGGTGACGTACCTGTATTGAACAAATGATAACAGCAACCTAAAGAGACAATAATTATAAAACACTAAAACTATGGCAAAGAATTCTGAGATAAGAATTGAGAAGTTCCGTAACGGGATCACCATCATTGGAAACGAAGTTGAAGGTCACCTCGAACCGGAGAAATCCGTCGCGATTACAGGCGAAGAGGCAAAAATTATTGGCGAGTTCGTATGGGACAGTATACACGATATGCTTGAGCAGTCCGAGAACGGTGTAGTGAAAGTGCGGATCTCGGTAGATACACTATAAATATTAAACAACAATTAACCCAAAAGAGCATGAACAGCTACGAAATGCAGAAGATAGCAGAGATGCAGGCTAAATATCTTGTGTCGGCTATTAAAGAAGACGATGAGCTTCTGGACCTTATATTCCCTCCGAAATGCATGGGGATAGAGGAGGCTGCTGCATTCACCAGCATCCCTATTGGCACGATCTACTCAAAGATCGACGAGATCCCGCATACAAAGGTCGGAAAGCGGCTTGTGTTTACGGATCGTGGCCTTATGAGATGGGTGTCGCGTGCTGGCATACGACCGGTTAAGTTGGTTGACATTTCACCGGAAGTACAATCACGGAAGGTGATGTAGGAAATGGAGTTCGATATTTTCGAATAGATAACGGCACGTCCCAAGAGTGCGGCTGGGGATATAGGAAGACGTCGATGGCTAAACGTTAGCGTGCAGTGTTCTTTGATTTATTGACAATGGCTAATCCTGAGAGTAGGAGGGCGGTATAGCAATATGGTTGCGGTGATTATCGTCAGGGCTGAAATCGGGTCACGGTGTATGACGAAAAAATAAATCATATTCCGTGTTTGCAGAAATGCAAAATGATAAAGAGAATCAGCATGCGGCTTCTTGCCGTTTGCGAAGACATATAGCCTGCTTCATGCTGAACCATGTCGCAGGTACAGGTAATTTCGGTTTTAAGTGTTTATTGATTCTCAATGGATGAATTGTTATTTTTTATCGGATGCCCCTCTTGTGAAAGACGGGCATCTTTTTCTGAACGACAAAACATTTTTTAGTATGACATATAAGGAACAGATGAAAGAGTGGCTTTCAAAACATCCGGGAGCCACTGCAGAGGAGGCATGGGAAGGAGGATACTTCCAGTGTACGGTTAATTGGGTTCACGGGAAAGTGAAGCTAATGGAGAAGTGTATGGATCTAATGAAGCAAATAATACAATAGATTATGGAAAAGACTTATATCGGTATTGATCCTGGGATGATCGGTTTTGTTACGGCCATTTTCCCGAACGGCGAAAAGGAATTCTATTCCATCGACGAAAATGACGACTTGGACCTGAATCGTATATTTAGGAGTATTAAGGAACGGTCATTGGGCGTTACGGCTGTGCTTGAGGACGTCCACAGTATTTATGGGGCAAGTGCGAAAAGCACGTTTCACTTCGGAGAGATTAAAGGCGTCCTGAAAGGGCTTCTGATAGCCAACGAGATACCATACACACTCGTACAGCCTAAGACATGGCAGCAGGAGATATGGATCAATCAGGATATGATCGTCTCATACAAGACCGTCTTGCGTGGCGATAAGGAGATAAAACAAAAGGTTGTCGATACAAAGTCGACGTCAATCAATGCGGCCCGCCGTCTGTTCCCGAACATCGACCTTCGGAAGAACGAGCGCTGCAAGAAGATTGATGACAATAAGGTCGATAGTTTGCTAATCGCAGAATATGGTAGAAGAAAAAATCTTTAACGTTTGAACAATGAGATATGGCAGAGAAAAAGGAAACTAAGATACAGGGGAATAACCTGCGTTTTTACGAACAGCTTCAAAAAGTCCCGCAGGAGGCTTTAAGACCTATATTGGCGGGAAGGCTGAAAGGAAAGACTGACATAAATCCCGTCTGGAGGATCCGTGCTATTACAGAGTCTTTCGGACCTTGCGGTATTGGATGGAAGTACGAAATCGTTAAGCAATGGCAAGAGGTATATGGGCAGGAGGTCAAGGCTTTCACGAATATAAATCTTTATGTCAAGGTTGACGATCAGTGGAGTGATCCTATTCCTGGAACAGGTGGCGCCACGCTTGTCGAAGTTGGGAAGAATGGAAATTACGCGAATGATGAGGGATATAAGTGCTCTCTTACAGACGCTCTTTCTGTAGCTATGAAGGCTCTCGGTGTCGCTGCGGATGTATATTTCTCTGGTGGTATCGCTGATGCTGACAACAAGTATTCTCAGCAGGATTATTCTGCGCAGCAGCAGAACGTACAGCAGGTTGTTACGCAGCCTGCGCCACAGGCTGTGTTTTCTCAGGAGATTATGAATGAGATTGTCGCCTGTTGCAGCAATGATGCTCTTTTGGGTGTATGGAACAAATATCCCCAACTCTGGCAGAACGCACAGTTTACAGGTGCGGTAACGGCACGTAAGGATCAGATAGCAAAGAACGGAAAATCGTGATGTCATGGAAATACCAGTATTAAATCAGTCTCCAGTAACGTTCAGGAGCGACGATCATACGTATTGGTTCGGTGATAAGGAACTGAAAGGAATAACGTCTACGCTTATCAGCCGTGCATACCCTGACACCTATAAACGCCCAAGCAACTACACTGAGGAGCAATGGCAGGAAATCCTTGCTAATGCGGCGGCTAAGGGTAGTAACATGCACGAGACGATAGAGCTATACGACGAACTCGGAGCGATGAGCGACCTTCCTGAGTTGCAGAGCTACATCCGCATCAAGGCAGAGAACAACCTTACCGTCCTTGCGACTGAATACATCGTTAGTGACGAGGAAGATTACGCGACTGCTGTTGATAAGGTTATGATGAAACCTGACGGTGGGATTATTCTAGTTGATTTTAAAAGGACGAGCGTCCTCCATATTGATAACGTGACATGTCAGCAGAGTATCTGCAAGCGGTTCTTTGAGAAACAGAACCCTGGACTGAAAGTGGCCGGCATCTACGTGATGTGGTTGCGTGAAGACAAGTCGCGCTTTGAGGAACTGAACCCCTGGGCTGACGAGGCTTTAGATCTTCTTATTGCTGCAGATAAGGAGGCGAAGCCTTTTGATATCCAAGCCACATACGGTACTCTCCCTGCCACCTTTGCAAAGGTAGAGAATGAGATCGTTTGTATAGAGACGGCTGTTAAGCAGATGCAGGAGCGCTCGAAACTTCTGAAGGAAGGCTTATATAAGCTCATGGAGGAAGCTGGCGTTAAGAGTTGGACAGGCTCGAAGGTAAAACTGACGAGAGTGCTTCCAACGACGAGTAAGACGTTTGACGCAAAACGTTTTGAGGTAGAGCATCCGGATCTTTACAAGAAGTATACGAAGGACTCCGAGCGTTCCGGCTCATTGAAGATAACAATAGCAAAAGAAACATGAAGGTTAATCTCGTAGTGACAGGCATGGGACTTGTTGCCGCCACAGACGAAGACAAGGATCAGTTGAAAACGCTGAAGCGCGGCAGTATTGTTGAGTGTACCATTAAGGAGTACAGAAACTACGCTTTTCTCCGTAAGTATTTCGCGCTCATTAACTGCGCTTGGGAGTTTCTTAGCGAGGAACAACAGAAGTTCTTCTACGACAGCAAGGACAGCTTCCGGAAAACAGTTGAGATCTCCGCGGGTCATTGTGAGCCTGTGTTCAACCGGACACGTAACGAATGGATTGATATCCCCAAGTCGGTTGCCTTTGACAAACTAACAGAGTCTGAGTTCAGTCAGCTTTACGAAAAGGTGAAGGATGTACTTTACCAGTCTTTCATCCTCGATGAGAACAAAGACGAGTTCGAAGAAAATCTTAGGTGGTTTTAGATATAAAAATTTCGCATAAACAAAGAGAAAAATTATGAGTGACGTATTGATTTCAGGCACTATTGTGCAAGCACTCCCTCTTCAGCAGGGGGTAAGTCAGAGAACAGGAACACAGTGGCAGCGTGCATCCTACATTATCGAGCATGAGCATGGACAATACCCGAAGCGTATGGTGTTCGATGTTAGCGGGAATAAGATTCAAGAACTGAATCTGCAATTGGGCGAGACCGTTACGCTTCATCTAAACATCTCGTGCCGGGAGTACCCTGAGAACTCTGGCAAGTTCTTCAACTCTATCGAGGCATGGAAGGTGGATCGCGCTGGACAACAGCCGTACGCCCCACAGCAAGTTTATCCGCCTGCTAATGGCCAGGCTCCGTTCCCGCAGCAACCGACTGCTGCACCGCAGCCTGCACCATTCCAGCCTCAGCCATCACCACAGCCGCAGGGACAGCAATTACCTTTCCCCCCGGCCCAGTAGGTCTCTTGGTTTTATTTTCAGGCGCCAGGCGGTTGAGTCTGCCTGCCGCCGCTATACTCAGATGAGTAGAAATAGCGGGGATCAGCTAATACTTTGACAACATGGAATAGGTATCATCCTGCGGTCTCACATCCGCAGGATTTCATTTTAACATAAAGTATATGATTGAGTTCTGGTATTGCCACGGTATTGAGCTTGACGCGAACTATGTTGAGCACACATGTAAAAAGCGCGAGAACTGCAGGTATTACGATCATGACTTCTACCGTAAATATGCAGGTATGCTTGACAGGTGCGACTTTCTCGTCTGTTTTGCTCCGTGCCCGCATTTCATACCAAGAAGGGAGGAAGAGAATGAGGATGTTGTTGACAAGTCCGCGTTTCCTCTTTACTAATGAATATGGCTTATACATGAAATTTGGTATTTAATTATTTATAATTATGAACGAAAAAAAAATAAAATCGTTTGTGTTTTATGCTGATTGGTATAATGCCATAAAGATGTTGGATGATAATATTAGACTTGAAATATACGATGCTATTATGGCTGATGTTTTTTGTTCCGACAATCTAAGTTTATCGGATCAAGCAAAGGTGGCAATGTCGTTTATCAAACCACAACTTGACAGGGATAAAAGTAAATGGCTTGAAATTAAGAAGAAAAGAGAGGAGAGCGGAAGAAAAGGAGGAATTAGCAAAAGTAAGCAAAATAAAGCAAATGCTAAATTTGCTATCAACAATAAGCAAAATGTAGCAAACGAAGCTGTTAATGATAATGTAAATATTGACAACAATGTTGTCATAAAAGAAATTATAGATACTAACGTATCTAATAAGAAAGGTTTCACTCCTCCAACGGTCGATGAGGTATATGCCTACATCACAAGAATGGGCTATCATATCGACGCGGAGAGGTTCCATGCATACTATGAGAGTAACGGTTGGATGGTAGGCCGGAATAAAATGAAAGACTGGAAGGCTGCATGTCGGACGTGGGAGGTGAAAACGAGAGAGAATACTCCTTCCCTGTTTGAACAGACGCCTGTCAGACCGGATGAACCAAGATGGGAATAATGTTTTATGATCAACAAACAGGAAATATTCAAATGGTGGGACGTCTTTAAAAATGGCAATGAGCTTACTGAGATAAGGATTTTGGACGGGCAGCGGACATATAGCGGCTATTTCAAGGATATAAACATTCTTATGGCAGCTATTGAGCCTTATGCCAACATGCCACATGCCCAGATATACTTTACGCTCAACCATATAAAAGATGCCTGTTATAGCCGAGCGCAGCGAGACAAGATCATACTTGTCAAGCGAGAACCGACGACCGGTGACCTGGATATTGACGGAAGGACACATGTCTTGATAGACCTTGATCCGAAGCGTCCGGCAGGTGTCGGTTCCAGCGAGGAAGAGTTGAATTACTCTTATCAGAAAGCCGTTGATCTCTATAGATATCTGATGTCGCAAGGGTTTAACGAGCCGATTGTCGGGCGCAGCGGTAACGGTTACCATGTGACGTTGCCATGCATGATCGGTGCTGAACCTGAGAAGACGGAGATAATTAAGAACTTCATCAAGGTCTTGTCTCTTATGTTCAGCGACGAGCATGTGGAGGTGGACGAGAAGGTTTTTAACCTGAGCCGTATATGTAAGCTGCCTGGCACGATGGCCATGAAGGGCGAGAATTCCATAGACCGTCCGTGGCGAATGTCTCAGATCGTACATATTCCGCAGAACGTGAAGCCTACGGAGTTGGCGTATTTCAAGAAGATCGCAGACCTCTATCCGAACGAGGAGGTTGTGCCGAACAGATACAACAACTATTCAACGGAGCGGTTCGATCTTGTCTCCTTCCTGAATAATCACGGCCTCGGATACAAGGAGGAACGTGTCGCTGGTGGAACGAAATACATACTGGACCATTGTCCTTTCAATGATCAGCACAAGCATAAGGATGCCGTAATATTCCAACGCGACAATGGCGCGATCGGCTTCCTGTGCTTTCATAACAGTTGTTCCGGCAAGACGTGGAAGGATGTAAGGCTTTTGTTTGAGCCTGACGCATACAGCCATATCGAGCAGCCCATGCCGCAGATATACAAGCAGCAGTTCCGGCAGGCTGCATCTCCTTCGCAACCGTTGGTGCAGCAGGACGAAAAAGGCCATATTTGGCTGCAGATGTCTGACATCAGGAAGCCGAAGATCGACCTCGCAGACTTTATTCCTTCCGGAATACCGGTTATAGACAAGCGAGCACTTGGTTTCAAGCGTGGTGACGTGACTGTTTGGAGTGGTTTCCGTGGCTGCGGAAAGTCATCGTTGTTGAGTAATCTTATTCTGAATTCATCAGACAAGAAATACAAGAATGCGATATGGACAGGCGAGTTGATTGACCACCAGTTTAAGCAGTGGCTCTATCTGCAGGCTGCGGGTAAGCAGTATAACAGACAGTACGGGCAGACCGACTATTTTTATACCCCTGATTATATAGCCGAAAGGATTGACAAGTGGATTGACAATTACGTGTGGCTTTTCAATAACAAGTACGGCGACAACTTCATGCAGATAAGTGAGCAGCTTAGACGCCTGAAGGAAACAGAGGACTTGGACGTCGCATATCTCGATAACCTGATGGTACTCAACTATAGGGAGCTTGACCAAGACAAGTATGACCGTCAGGGCATCCTTATGCAGAAGTTGGAGGATTTGGCAAAGGAACTGAATATCCATATTCATATCGTTGCACACCCCAACAAGTCGTCAGGTTTCATCCGTGTAGACAATATCAGTGGTAGCGGTGATATCAGCAACAAGGCTGATAATGTGATGCTCATGCATCGCATTAACCAGGATTTCAGGAATAATGCGAAGGGGGTCCTCAACTCTTTCACATATAACGAAATACTTACAAGTGGATGTACAAATGCCATTGAGATCGGGAAATTCAGGTCAAAGGGTAGTCTTGTAGGGGAGTTCGCTAAATTGTACTTCGAGATGGAGAGTAACAGGTTGAGGAACAGCCCGACAGAAAGTATTATTTACTCATGGAACGAGGATGCGGTTCAGTCTGAGTTGCCGTTTGACGCTCAAGACAACTCCGATCTTCCTTTCTGAATAATTTAACAAATCATTATAGGCG